GTACATCATCTGCCTTCTCTTTAGCGCCTATTGGCACAAAACCACCACCTCTAAGGTCCATTTCCATACCACCTAAATCCATTATACCACCGTTTGCAGCCATGGTTCTTTTATTACCTTGCTTTTTACTCATTCTATCAAACTCTTCTCTAGCTTTTTTAGCTGCATCTTCTGGAGATAAACCCATGTCTAAATATTTCTCGAACAGATTCTCTAAAATCTTGTCGTTTTCTATGTTAGATGCCATCATAATTCCACCCTCTTCTTTTTTAATTCTTCCGCCGTCTTTTACTAAAGCAGTTTCAGCTCTTTGTAAAAATGGATATTTTACAGATAATTCATCTAATGCATCTTGACCTTTTGCTGTTGCTTCTTGAACTTCTTTTCTAATTTGTGCAATAGGTAGACCTGTTTCTTTTGATATTCTACTTGCAAGAGTGTCTGTTTCTTCTTCTTGTTTTCCAGACATCAGACCGCCAGCTACAGAAGCTGCACCTATACCTAATGTTGCTCCTAGATTACTTCCTAAAAAATCTTTTGCTCCTCCTAGTAATTTTGAAAATCTACTTCCCCCAAGTCCTACCTCTTGTGCTGATCGAAATAACGAAGTCGGTCCTGTTCGTTTAGCAAAAAATCCAGCTCCTGGTAAATTAGCAAATTTAAAGCCAGACATACCGGCTCTTTGTAAGCCAAATAAATTACCGCCACCACCATAGTACAAAGCAGCTCCTGCTAATGCAGCTTTTCCTAAATCACTTTTTACAACTTTCTTAACTGCTTTAGCTGCTTTTTTAAAAATTTTTTTAATAAAGTATGATGGTATACCTGTTTGATTCACAGGTTCACCTGCTCCACCTATCGCTTTTAACAATGCTGCTTCATCATCATTAATGTATGCTAATGATTCGCCTGGAGGTGCCATCTTTTCTGCTTCATCTACAGAAACTTCACCACCGTCTTTTGCTTCAAACCTTGGATCTAAAAAGAATCTAACATCAAATTGTTTTTGTGAATCACTCTTTGGTGTTTCGATGTCCGTGGGCAGTTGTGCAACTTGCGGTATTCTTGGAATAATAGGCGGACTATCTCCACCATCTCCTCCACCTGGAGGTCCACTTGGTCCAGTTTTCATGCCTGTTGTTTGTTTGTACGATGTTGTTAAGCTTGATGGTAGTGTGCCAAAATATTGTTGACCACCTTGAATAGCGTTCATTAAATCTTTTTGTTTTTGCTGTTCTTCTTTTAATTGTTGATTTACAGTGTATCCTAAAGCTGGGTTAAACGTTCCTGTTATACCTGCAATTGTTCTTCGTTCAAGATCGCTTATTCGTCTACCGTATGGATTTTTTGTAATGTATTGTTCAAAGCCTCCATCACCTTTTGGTCCTTTTGGAGGTCCTTTTGGTGCGCCTGGTGGAGTATTGTCTCCGTTTCCACCTCCGCCACCACCGGATGGCCCACTTGGTCCAAAAGCTGCTTCACTTAAACTTTCAGCAACAGAACCTGCTCCAGATCCAAAGTCAACAAAACTCGGAATACCTAGAGGTGTCATGATACCAGAGCCTCCAGCATCTTTTAACATCTCTGCTTCTTTTGGATTTATATAGGCAAGAAACTCACCTTCTGGTGCCATTGCTTTGGCATCATCCAATGATACTCCACCTTCTGCTAGTAGTTGTCTTGCTATTTGTGATCTAGTTATTGCCATTTTTCCACACTACTTTGTTTTAGGGAACAAATCAAGCGAAGGCATGATTACTTTAACATCTCGTCTAATCTCTGTTTCTGGCACGCCTTTTGCCTTCCATTCGTCCTCTGTCTTATATACCTCACCTGTTTTCAGGTTCGATATGGTTGTTATTATCTTTTCTGGCTTTATTGTTTGCATTATGTCGTTACCTCTCTTGGTTCTATTTCTAATATAGAAGCTACCACATGCAGTTCATTTGCATCACTAGCTTGGACTTTCAGAGCCTCACTTGCCTCCATAACAAGAGGCTGTGTTAATAGCTCTGTTGTAGTATTTGAAGATATAGTTTTGCTTTTAAATAAGCTAAATATATTAGACGATGCGTCCACTAAAGTCACTGTTATATTAGCTCCTGATCCTGCATCTTCAGACACTAAAATCGATTTAACTACAGCAGTTTTAAACGACGGCACTGTGTATAGTGTTGTAAGATTTGTAGTCGTTAGATCTGCTTTTTTATTTATAAAACTGTTTGCCATTAATTTATAAAGAAGCTTTCTGCTTCCATCTCATCTTTTAATTCTTGTTGATACGTTGTATTTAATTTTTGTATGATACCGTCAAGATCCCTAA